TCTTTTTGAAACTGTCGATGACCTCTGTCTCTTGTTTGGCTGTGTAAGGAAGTTCATACTTATAAAAACAGTACAATACTTGTCTTACTACGCTGACGCAGTTCGCATCAGGGTCCAGAAGGAGTGACCCGTCCGGTTGGAAAACACGACTGAAGAACTCACCTAGAAATCTAGGAAGTTCGGAGCCGTGTGCGGTGTCAAAACCGTGCATAGCCTTAGTCAGGCGTGTTGATCCTGAAAGTGCCAAATCAAAGCACTTTCCCAATCGGGGTAGGGTTTTCGTAAGAAAACCCAAACCTTCTAAACGTGTCCTACGCTCGACCTTTTCACAGGTTAAGCGCAGAGCACGAGTGTTGAAGCAACTACTCCATGATGCATGAGCATCGCGAAGCAGGTGTTGGATGACTTTATACTCATCTAGGCTCTTATTAGGATCCATAAGGATACCTTCCTAGAGCATGCACCTACTAACACGACTATAACGAAACTACAATGACAACTGAAAATAATCAGTCACCAAATAGTAACTCACTCGAGAACCGTATGCGACAACTGCAAAGTCGGGTGGCGAACTTGGAAAACCAAGTCAACCTCCTAACCAGGCAATATCTGCATACATCGAACTCGCATGAGATGTTACGAGAGGCGATGAAGAGGCTCGAACTGGGTGGGGCAGTTGCCCCACACGGATTCGGCGCACCCTTCACCGATCTCTCAGCTGGAATGCTAGGAAGATACTAGTATCTTACTACCAGTCCAAAGATCGCTGCGTCAAGGCAGTCTTTATAGACCTCCATTGACCAAACAATCGGCACCGTTACCAGTGCAGTCGTACAATATCGTCGTTGAAGCCCCTAAAGAGGCCGCAAACGACAGCAATTGTGCGAGAACTGCTTTCTGGGCGGTACTTGCCGTCAGATTCCCAATGGGGGAATCCAAGACAAGGTATGCTGAGGACTTGACATTTGTTGTCGTGTCCAACTCACCGGCTGTCGTTTTATCAAAACGAATCACAGACCGTCGACGCTTGGCTGTGCCAGTGCCGTTCTCGGTATGCGAAATCGTCAGACGATTCGGCAGTGCGGGAGTTTCGCCAATAGCGGCGAATTCAGTTGTCCGATTTCCGATACCTAATCGAGTAAACTCGACCTCGGTACCGGAAGCGTTCTTAACTTCGTTAGTATTAAGTGTGTTTGTTAACATGCTTATTGTCGAGAGCACAACGGCCCTCAAGTTACCGTATATACGGTACGATCCCCTGTTTTAAGGGGGACCGTTTGCGCGGATTTTAACGTCTGCGCGACGGTGTACGGCGGTTCCCTAGCGTAATTGCTAGGGCAACGCCAAGGCTGAGCTCTTTCGCACTCAACCCGCTCCCAGTTAAAAACTGGGATTTCTCCGGCAACTCCACTTGACGACGATAAATCGTCTCGTGTAGCTCCGGAAGGTAGATGTAAGGGCCGAAGTCGTTCGAAAAACCAGGCCGCGCCGCGAGGCGTAGCTTAGTTCTTCTAGTAAACGACGTACTCCACATATACCTAGATATGTTGATCGCAGGTTCCATATTCAGAACTTTGCGGCTGTCTAGCCATCGACTCACGTCGATGAACCAGTCAACTACAAAGGTCCATGGCAAGGCGTTCCAGATAATAGAAGGGTTTAAGTTAACCCCCATAGCATCTAGCATACCAAGCACCTGAGCATTCTCAGTTTGGAATCGAGTAAAACTATAGTTATACTCGACCTGAGCGTGGAACTTAATCTGAGGATCGGGAATTACTTCCCGCACACACTTGAATCTATACCACGGGCTAGCATAAGAACCAGTCACGGTAGAGTCATCCTTAGGGAGGACTCCTTCGAACTGGCCATCATGCAACTCGTACTGTAGCTCAACTGATTCTTCAGACGATAGATTCGACGGAATATCCACACTAAAGTGTTTAATCTGTCGTTTCCCCTGACGTTCGACCAAATTATTAATTAATTTGTTCGTACGCGACACTGCCTGGTATAGACCAGTCAGGTCCGATAAGAGAGGTTTGATGTTGAACTGCGTTTGCAGGTAGGCATCAGACCCCACTCCGAGCGTCTCTCTCATGGTTGGTGCTGACGTGCTAAACGTCTTACGCACCCTCGTGAGCTCCGAACTCAACTTAACTGTTTTGCGTTTGAGTACGCTAGCAGCTAAGACTGAGCCGAAGTTCCTAAGTGAGATGAGGGTCGATGGGAGGGAACGGAAGTCTTTCAGCTCTATTACAGAGTTGATTAACGATAGTTCCGCCTTGACTGTAGGCATCATCGCCCGAATGGACGTTGATACCCAATACTCAAGGTTGTCGGGGCGCGGCACGAAGCCGTCCTCAACACTCTCATCCTGTATAAGGCTTGGCAAACCGGTAATCGGTTGGCCAAGAGGCCCGAATGTTACATAAGGAAGACCCGCGTACACGGTTCGATGATCAAGCACAGTCTTTTGGATACTACGATAGTAACCAATGTCAGTGATTGACTTAGCGATCCATGGGCAGAAGGGAATCGTCGCCTCTCCGACCGTTCGCATTCTATAATGCTGGCAGTCTTTCCAGAGAGAACGAGGACCATCGTTGTCGGTCATCAGCTTACTGTACTCCCTCACGAATGAGGGATTCCGGTAGGTAGCTAATATATGACGAGCGAATGGAGGGCTCCAATTTGGCGCAGGATCCGCGGAATAAATCCCGAGGACTGTGTTATTTGAAGGCCTTTCGAATCTTGTCTTATGTTTAATTACATACATATCTGCGGATGTGTCAAGGATAGAACACCTCAACACGGGAAGCCCCACAAG